CCCCGCTGATCTTGACCCCATTGACCTCCGTAAAGATGCGCTCTTCCTTGAGCCACCCGGGTGTCTCGCCCCTCTCCATCACAACGTGGAGGGCAGAGCCAAGCAGAGTCCACAACATATCGCTTGCGTCCTGCTTGATCTGGTCGTTGTATTTTTCCCGCATCCTGCGAATCTTCGGGGGAGACATGATCTCAGTAACGCTGTACTGCGAGTCCCCCTTGCTGTAGTATTCCCGCTTTGCGAGGGTGACCAGAGGCTCTGGTACACCATGAACGTTCGTAACTTCCATTACATCTCCAAAAGGTTTGTATGACTGAGAAACTCAATAATAGTGATGATACAACAGAATTGCAAGCCCTAGTGCAAATTATTTTTGGTGAGCCAGCATCAAAAAGCAACAGTCGCAGGATGGTACGTTTCGGCGGGGTGTCCCGGCTCATCAAGTCCGAAAAGGCGCTCAACTACTCAGATGTGTTTAAACAGCAATGCAGGCCGCTCGCCTGCCTTATGACCGGCGACCTTCGGGTGACGCTGCATATCTATTACGCAAGCCGCAGACCTGACTTGGACGAGACGCTGATCCTCGACCTGATGCAGGGACTGATATATGAGAACGACCGTCAGGTCAAAGAGCGCCATGCGTACTGGGGCCTTGATCCTGAGAACCCTCGGGCAGAGATCATGATCGAGAAGATAGAAGAGGTTGCCCCAAAAAAGAAGCCCCAGCGCAAGGGCCGGGGCTAAAAGGAGAAGCAACTGCGGGGGGAGGTTCCCGCCAGTGCAGTTTACACGAAAGGCACGCAGGCTTGCACGCAGGCTCACCAGATGAGCTTGCAGGCTGAGCCACCATCGTTTAAACTTTAACTGCGGGGTGGGAAAGAAGTAATCCGTCTGGCTCATAACCAGAAGATCGACGGTGCGAGTCCGTCCTCCGCAACCAACATGTATAGGGTAAACCCCTAAGAACGTTCGCAATCTTTTATTGCAAGTTCCAAAAAGCTGTGATACAGTGAAGCTGTTGCCGTAGCAAGTAACGAAAAATTGAGGCCGCTTACACATGCGATTCCGCCTTTCCTAATGCTCTGTTGAGAGGTATTAGGCAAGGTTGCTACCGGGATCGCAGTTGCAAGCGGCTTTTTTTCGTCTGTACTTTCCACGCCTTCCGTACTCCGCACGACAGCAGGGGCCGCAAGTGGGGCCGCTCGGAAGAAAACCGCGACACGGTATGACCTTGGTCTAGGGGGCAGTTCCCGAATAATCCGTGCGGCTGGTCGCATCATCAAGCCGAGGGTATACGGACAATCCGTAACATGATGATCCTGCTTTGCAGGGGTGGAACCTTCCCCTCGCCTCACATCCCGTGGGGTAGGGGGTCTTTGGGTGGAAATTATCCATCCGGCGTATCAAGGATAGAAATGCCCTCTGAGGAATACTACAAGGCGGTCACGCAAGAGTTACGGGATCACCTCGAATACAGGAAGAGGAAGCCATTGATATGGCTGACCAAGAGGGAGGCATCGGACATCTTGGCGGCGAACAGACACTGGCAGATAGACGAGAAGAGGTTCAAAGAAATCTACAGGGAGATACAAAAAAAGGTGACGCAGATCAACCAATCACACCAAGAGCCGCAAGGCACTTCAACTTAAGGAAAACCATGAGCAACGTTCGTATTTACTTTATCGGCACTCCGGGCAACAATGTCCGTCTGGTGCGTTCCACAAACCGACAGCAAGCTTTGTCCCATGTAGCCAACAGCTTGTTTGTTGTCCGCAAGGCAACGCAGGATGACATCGTTGAGGCGGTGTCTGCTGGCATTACAGTGGAGAACTACCGTGACCCCGATCAATCTGAACTCAACTTGGAGAGTTAAACCATGCACTCCCTTTTGCCAATTCAATTGCAAAACAATTTGAAGTTTGCCGCCAAGACTTCAATCTTGGATGCAACCATCCGCAGAGTTCATGAGGAGCGCCCAGACCTGTTCCACACCGAGAGCAGCCTCAAGGATCGTGTCTTCTTTGACCAACCAAGGGGCAACTATGTTGGCTCTTTCATCAACCCCGCACCACCCCGCCCTTAAATTGGAGAACTGAAATGAAGAAAGCAATCATCGGTGTTTACATCGCCACCCTCGCCACCATGGCGTGGGCATCTTGCACCACCCACAGCTACACCATGAACGGTCGGTTTGTGACTTGCACGACTTGCTGCTACGGCAGCAACTGCACCACCAACTGCTTTTAACCAACAGGAGAAGACATGGTTGAACAACAACTGTACGCAATGCAAGAAAAACATCGGCACTACGCAAACCAAATTAGCGCAGTAGATGTAAACCCAACCGTTGAAGAAAACATTGACATTAAAATTCGTCATCTTCAGGCTGAGATTGAGCGATTGCAACAGAGCAAGCAGGACTTGGCTCCGCTTTTGAAGATGCGGATTCGTGACATTCGCCAAGCAATGGACTATTGATTAATCGGGGGAAAGCGGATGCTGTGCCCTGCCCAGTTTTGCTGGGAATACAGCAAGCACAGACGCAGCGAGTACCCCGCCCCTCTCGAACAGGAGAAGCCATGAGAGATTACAAAGCCGAGTATGCCAACTATGACGGCACACCCGAAGTAAAAAAGAAAAGAGCGCAGAGAAACAAGGCCCGAAGAATGTTGGAGCGTGAAGGGGTTGTCCAAAAGGGTGACGGCAAGGACGTAGACCACAAGCGGCCCCTCTCGAAAGGTGGCACAACAACCCGCAGCAACATCGTGGCCAAGCCCGCGTCAGCCAACCGCTCGTTTAAACGCACAAGCTCAGGGGCTATGAAATGATTGAAGCCCTCGTCCAAGAGACGTACTTCAACGAAACAACCCGAGTGATCTGCCCGTTCTGTTCTCCAGACCGCAGAAAACAAAACATCAAAGACATGACGCTGACCCGCAAGACGGACGGGGCCGTTGTCTACCACTGCCATCACTGCTCTGCATCAGGATCGGTGCAACCCAAGGAGTTTAAATTGACCGCCGTCCCGTCACCAACGATAACCAGCAACAAACTATCACCTCCCCACTACGACTGGCTCAAGTCTCGGGGCATCTCAAAAGAAACCGCAGACAGGATGCGGTTGTTCTCAGCAGAAAAGTTTTTCTCCCGTCTCAGCAAACCCACACAGGCAGTTGGGTTCCCCTATTACAGAGGCGGGGCGCTCGTCTCGGCAAAGTACCGAAGTATCGAAGCGAAGGACTTCACACAGGACGCAGGTGGAGCCCACGATTTCTTTGGGATCGATCAGGTGGTCAAGGGTGAACCGATCATCATTGTCGAAGGAGAGATGGATTGTTTGACCGCCATCGAAGCAGGTTTAAACAATGTGGTCAGTGTTCCGGGCGGCGCTCCCGTCAAGGTCGCAGATGGCAAAGTGCTGCCGACCGAAGACAAGAAGTTTGCCTTTGTGTGGAACGCCAGAGAGATCATCGATGCCGCCCCCTACGTTGTCCTCGCCACCGATCAGGACGGGCCGGGACAGGCTCTTGCAGAGGAACTGGCAAGACGCATCGGAAAAGAGAAATGCCGACTCGCCAAGTTTGCATGGAAGGATTTAAACGAAGCATGGATGGACGACGACCCGACGGCTGACGACGGCCCGAAGGAACGTTTAAACAAAATCATCGAAGGCGCAGAAGCCTATCCCATCAACGGCATTTCAGAAGCATCAACATTTTTTGACAAGATCAACGACCTGTACAACAAGGGTACGGGCAAGGGGTTCAGCACTGGCTACCCATCGGTGGACAACATTTACACCGTAGCGCCGGGGCAGTTGACGGTGGTCACAGGTTACCCGTCATCAGGCAAGTCCAACTTTGTTGATCAGTTGATGGTCAACCTCGCAAGATCATCCGATTGGAAGTTTGCGATCTGCTCCTTTGAGAATCAACCCGAAGTCCACATCACCCGCCTGATGGAGTTGTACAGCCACCAATCGTTCTATGAGGGCCGGGACAGGATGTCCGATCAGGTGAAGAAGGATGCGTTTAACTGGGTGAATGACCACTTCCTTTTCATCGACACCAACGGCGAAGAGCCCAGCACCTTGGACTCAATCCTCACAAGGGCCAAGGCGGCGGTCAAGAGAATGGGGGTGAGGGGTCTGGTGATTGACCCGTACAACTACATTGAGATGGAAGGCAAGGACAAGACCGAGACCAATGCCATCAGCGATATGCTGACACGGGTCAAGAAGTTCTGCATGGCACATGACGTTCACACATGGTTTGTCGCCCATCCAAGCAAGATCAACCGCTCTGGTGTTGAGCAACCCCGTCCAGACGGGATGTCAATCAGTGGGTCGATGGCATGGTGGGCGAAGACAGACTGCGGCATTACGATACACCGCAAGGACACCTACACGGAGTTGGCAGTCTGGAAGAGTCGCTACCGCTGGGTAGGCACTCAAGGCGAGACAACCCTGATCTTCAACAAGACCGCAGGGACGTACTCGGAGAATCTGGACAATTTCTGAAAAGTACAGACGAAAAAAAACAGGGGGGAGAAGCCGAAACTTCTCCCCCCTTTCATTTGAGCGCATGAAACACGGCGCTCATCACGTTGGTATATCTCCCGTAGATTTGGGGAGTCGTTGATTGCGTGTAAACGCACCAGACCTGCCGGGTTGGGTTGTACCTGATGAACCGCTCGTTTCGCTTGACGTTAGTTGTGTCATTGGTGATCTCCAGAAGGTGGGAGTATTTCAAGGCCTGTCGGGCAAAGTGAGGGCAGGGGTCAATCAGGGTCGAGACCTTACGCACAGATGAAGTCGTAGGTCTTTACGTCCACCACCAATTGCGGGAACACCAGCAGTTTGCCGATAATTTTAGGCGTGAACCCATACCCTATCGCAAATGCCACATACCAAACGTCTAAAGGCTCGTCAATCACAACAGCCAGAGCAAACACGGGCTTGTCCTCGCCAATGTCGTGGATCGTGACCTTAAGATGCTCGTCACGCAGTTTTTGAATCAGTTCTATCATCAATGCACCTCCGTTGGTTGTGGGCGCAAAAAGCGCTCCATGCTGTAAAACTTGTCCATCTTCCATATAAAGTCCTCACGGTTGTCATGCGACAACTGGCAGAGAATCTGCGCCATCAAGGAAAAGCCCTCATCCCTGTCAAGTTTGTGCGCATCAAGCACCGCCACCACTTGGTCGTACGCACTGCTCATGCGTTTAAACAAGTCATCATCTGTCACCTGCTCTACGGTCATCAGGGTCTCCAGTAAAAAACATCAAGGCCCAGCACGGCGATGAGGGCCACCAAGAAAACGATTCGCCACCATCGCTCGGCACGGGTAAGTCCGTGGAATTCAAACGGGTCATGTCTCATGTTGTCTCCTTTGGCGGTATGTAACCAGTGGGTGTGAAATGGGAAAAGATATTGGCGAAGACGCTACCCTCGAGCGGGATTGGTCTGCCATGCTTTAAACGGGCGCTCTCGTAGAACAACATCTCCCCCGGCTTGAGGGTGATTTGATGCTCGTTGTACGCATGATCCTCAATCATCAAAAGCCAGTCCTCCCTTACGTTCTGGTCAACGTTCAAGATGACCCCAAAGATGTGGGTCTCAATGCGGTCACGGTGCGGCTTGAGTACGGCCTTGTCCCTGTACAGGCGAATCCCGTACACATAGGACGGCTCAACAGACAGGCCGCACCACGCCTCAATCAGTGGCTTGAGGGTGTCGTGTATCTCTGTGCGCAGTTCATCAGGCAGGTCAATCAGGGTGCTGGGCGCTCGGCTCGGCGTGGAGGGGTTGACAATGAACTCCCCCTCCACAAACTCGTCCTTTTGAGACTCCAGCCCCACACGATAAAACTCCAGTATCTTGCGAAACAAAAGGGTCGGGGCTGGAAGCTTTGTAAAGCCTGTGCGGGTGTAGTTCGGAAGGAATTCATGCAATGCCCTGCGAGGGTTGTCTGACACTCCAAGCCAAAGGCTGGGTGTGTAGCCCATCTCCTTTTGGATGTAGTCGTGAGCATGACCAGCGTCCAGCAGTATCTTGAAGATGGCATCCTTGTTTACACCAGCCTCCACGTTGGTCTTGATCCATGCAATCCAGTCTGGTGTGAATGTCTTCATGCTGTCTCTCCTTTGGTTATCTCGCACAGTTCTTGAAGCCTAAACAGCACAGGCTCCAGTTCCTTGTTGGCTCGGTAGGCGCAGTCGAGACCGCCCTCACCGAGAATCTCTTTGGCGTAGCGCACCTTGCTCAGGATGTAGTCCAACTCAATGTGCCATTCATGTTCTGCGTTCATTTCAATTCTCCTTGAAAGCCCCCGAAGGGGCGGTTGGTTTATGCCGCAAGCTTGATCTGCTTGAAGCTTGCGTTGCCGAGGTCGGCAATGTCCCGGACAGTCACTGCTTGCCCGTATATCCACGACACATCAGCACCGATGCCGATGCCGATGGTTGTCACACCCAAGGCTTTACCCGATGCGACTTGCTGTTTCACAGCATCAGGCTTGCCGTACCCGTCAGTGATCACAAAGGCGATCTTGCGGCGCTCGGGGCGCTGGGCCAGCATCTGGTGGGCGTAGCGCAGGGCGGCGTAGTCGTTCGTACCACCGCCAGCCTGTACCGTGCCCAGCAGGGTGCTTGCCTGTTTGACGTTCTTGTTGAAGCCCTTGGGCACTGAAATCTGCCCACCAAAGCACAGCACTGCAGTCTTGACCCCAGCCGCATCCAGCGTCTCCAGCAGGGCACGGCAAGCCTGAACAGCGGGGCCGATCAGGGGCTTTGGTCTCCAAGACTCCACCTCAAACATGGAGCCCGAGACATCAAGGCAGATCACCACCGCAGAGTCAATGCCCTCCACCTCAAGGCGGCGTTTAAACACACGGTCGTTGCCAGTGGCCACTGTTGGCAGGGCATGGATGTTGACAACCCCGGCCTTGCGGTTGCGGGTGAAGTCAGACAGACCCGAGTCATCAAACAGGCGCTTAACTTCATAGCGAAGCTTGGCAGGGACGGGTGCGTTGACCAAGTCAGGGATGGTGCGGCTGGACAGGTGGAAGCGCTCATCCCTGAGTGAAACGTCAGTGGAGTAAGCGCCAGCAATGCCACCCTCGCCAAGCTTGGGCTCCACGGGGTCGGCCTCGACACCCTCGGGTGATTGCACGGGGCCAGCGGGGCCGTCAGAGCCCTTATCGGCCTTGTCTGCACCCTTGTCCTCACCCTCGGGCTGATCGGGGCTTGTAGGCCCGTCTGAGGGCTTGCTTGGGCCGTCCTTGCCGTCCTTGTCCTTGTCTTTCTTGCCATCACCCTTGGGCTCATCCTTGCTGGCTTGCTTGATCTGCTCATAAACCCACTCGGCAATTGCGAGGGTCTGGTTGCTGTCCTTTGCAGTCAAGCACCAACGTGCGGCCTCATCGAAGATGGCGGTCAACTTGGGGTTGGTGGGGCACTTGACAGTGGCGTGTTTACGGCAATGCACAGCGAGGATGTAGGGGTACTGGCGGGGATCGTTCCAATCCTTGACGGTCGCCAAAGCCTCACGGGTCATGGTGTCGATCATCTCACCCAGCAGGGGGCCGATGTTACCCAGCAAGCCAGAGGCAATCCCGGTGTTCTCAATCCAGCCATCCTCCACCGCATTGTGCAGGGTGCGAATGTACTGTTCAGGGGACATGACATCAAAGTCGGTGTACTTGTGGTGCAACAACTCATGCACCACATAGGCGGCGTACTTGACCACCAAGGCGCGGCTCACCTTGGCATCATCAGGCACACCCGCCAAGTACAGGTCGCCGTTGGCATTGATGCCAGCAGTCTGGACATCTGCCCTCCAGAGGACACGCACACGGGACAGGCCAAGGGCAGACCCCACCTTGTGGGCGTAGGCTTCAAGGCCGAGACGGAATTCAAGACCACGCACAGAGGGGCGGGTCAGGATGGTTTCGATGTTCATGGGAACCTCACAAGTAGTTGTTGATTGTTGTCTCGCAGATGCAAGACGCATAGATAGCAGACAAGCCCGGAAGGGACTCGGCTGGTTGACGGGCGGCAATGGTTGTCGCCCATGCCTTGTCTACAGGCAAGACACGCAAGGCACGAATGAAGGCGATCACCGACCGAATGGAGGGAGCATCTATCACCTCGCCTGTCAGCACCTGACGCCGAGCCACATGGACAGCCTCAAGGATGTGCAGGGCAAGCTTGGGGTTGCATCCAGTGTGACGCACCAAGGCTTCCACCTCAGAGGCTAGGGGCAGGTAGTCAAACTGCACCACACGGGCGAAGCGGTCAACAAGGGCGCTGTTCATCTGGCGTGTGCCAGCGTAGCGGCCTGTATCGTCACCATTGCCCAGCGTGTTGTCAGCGGCAAACACCAGCACACCGGGGGCACGGGTCTGGACAGACCCACCGAATGACACGGCGCTGTTGGGCTCCAAAAAGCCGTTCAACGGGGCCAGTTCACCGGGGTCAGCGTTGGTCACCTCATCCAACAGGATGACGGTCGAGGGGTGCGTAAAGGCGGCGAGGAAGTCGCCTCGCTTGAACACGGTCTGCCCGTTTTCCAAACCCACCGCACCGATGTAATCCTCGGCGCTGGTGTACTTGTGGAAGTTGATGCGTTTAAACGCACGGCCCGTAACGGCGGCAAACTGACGGGCGGTCTCGGATTTACCTGTACCCTTTGGCCCACCGAACCAGACCGACTCACCCGAGTCCTGAGACAAGATCAGGTGCTGGAGAATGTCATCAGTCCAGATGAAGTGAGGGTCAACCGCAGGGGCAGACGGGTCATTCCAGATGCTCACGTTCAGGGGGTTTCCCTTGGTATCCACCACATCGACACCAAAAGCGTCATAGCAGGTTTTGACATCCACCACTTGGACAGATGCAAGGTCTGCGACTACAGCCTGAGCCCCGGCGGCTTTCACGGCTTGCTCAAAGGGTTTAAACGCATCAGCGACCACCTTGGCAACGGCATCTTGAACCTTACGGTCATCAATGGAAACCTGTCCGACTTGGAAGGCCATCTTGTCGAGGGCATCTTTGACATCAAGGATGTCATCACGGCGGTCTCTGATCTCACAGGTGAGTTGGCTCTCCACATCCCGCAGGGTGAGTCGCAAGGCACTCAGGCTGGAGTGGGCATCAAGGGCAGACGCCTCGGCACGGTTGGCAACGGCGGTGATGGCAGACACATCCACCGATGGAGCGGATGTGGACACGGGCTTCACGGGTGTGGCGTTCCTGATTTCATCAAGGGTCAGGTTGTTGGCCCGAATGCAAGAGATCAGGTAATCAGCGGCCTTGGACTTTTGCTCGGACGGTGTGCCCGAAAAAGTGCCCCGCCCATACTGGGCATGAGCACCCAGCACCACTGCGATGGGCAATTCCAAGATTTTGATTTTGAGTTGCAGGTCAGTCATGGCAGGTCTCCAATTAAGCGAGGTTGAGGGTGTCGGAATCGACGGGGCAGGAAGGGAGGCCAAGGGCCGCCCACTTAGAGGTGAGGCGCACGGTGTACCCACAGGACGGGCACACTGCTTTGAGCATCCTTGTGGTCTGCACCTTGCGGTTGGACATGGTCAGGGCGGCATGAGGGTATGAGCCCAGCGAGTCAATGATTGACCCGAATGTAGGGATGAATGAGGCTGACGGGCCAGTGGCTTTCCAGCCCTTGGGGCCAGCGCTCGGCACAAGGTGCATCAAGGCGGCAACCTTTTGGAAGTTGACACCGTGGTTCATTGCCCCAGCAGTGGCATGGCACAACTCATGCACCAGCACATCGAACACCCGCAAGGGGTCATCCAGCACAGGGCTGATCAAAACCTCAAAGGTCTGATCAGCGGAGGCAGTGTCTGCCCAGCATTCACCAATCGCACCCGAGCGCTTGGCGTTGGACGGGAAACCACAGGTCACACGAACGTTCGCTGGCAGGGGCGCACCCACTGCATCGAAGAAGGGGCGCAGTTCACTCACGGCGGCTGAAAGCCAGTCTTCACGGTTGGTTGTAGTCATATCAATTCTCCAGTGCTAGTGATTGTATCTTGTTTAAATGGAAGGGGTCAAGCGGTGCGAATTTGAAACACGCTGGAGCCGCAGTTAGTCACAGTCATGCCGTTGTCCAGCATCCATGCAAAGGTGTCCCGCACAAAGTTGTTGTCGATGTCGTTGAGGTTTTCGTATTCAACGACACTGCTGGATGTGCGTGTTGCCGCAGTGTTGTGGTTGTGGCGAACCCATTCGCCCGTGTCGTGGTGTACAAATTTCATGGTCATTCTCCAGTTGGTGTTTAAACAGGTTGCACTGCAATACCCAGCACGCTGGGCATCACGGTGGAATCAGTTGCGCTGGGTACGGGTGAATCGGGCCATTGCCTTGAGCATGACCCGCTGGGGCAGGTTGTAGGACTGAGCCAACCCCTTGGCTACATGGGGCAGGGCATCAATCGGTGTGGCTGACAGGATCAGGCGCAGTTCTCGGATGATGCGTTTTGCATCACGGGCGTTGATGTTGTTCATGGTTGGTCTCCAGTGAATTAGAAAACGGCGAACTCTTGAATGCAGTCCCGAATGCCAAGGCCCAAAGTGGCTCGGCATATGATGTTCTGCCACTCGCCCCGGGCGCTTGTGTGCAGATCAACGGCCAGCTTGGCTCGGTCAACGGTGTGGGAGCGGACGGCATGGTCGATCTGCTGGTGGGAGAACATGGCCCGAAGGCACACCTGCCAGTTGGTGGAGTTGGGCAGTTTGTTAAACGCCTTTTGGGCGGCGACCAATTCAAGCTTGATCAGGCCAGCGGCTTCATTCAGGGTTTGCAGATGGGCGGCATTGATGGACATGGTGTCTCTCCAGTTAGTTGCATGAGACCCCCGCAGGGGTTTCGGCCCGTCAGGCCTCATCAGTCATGCTGTGGTCAAGTCGGCAAAAGCGATGCCAGCGGGTGCGTCATCCAAGTCAATAATGCCTCGGTCAACCCACGTTTTGAATGCCGCCTCTTTTGTGCTGTACATCCAGTGCCCGTGCCAGTTGAACCAATAGTTGAAGTTGTGGATTGCACGTTGTGCTCTGGTCATGGTCAGACTCCCTCGATTGATTCAATCGGCAACCAGTTATCGGTTGCCCAATCGGTAACCAACAGGCGGGCCAGCAAGACAACGTCTTTCTTGTCCAACAGCAGGGAAGAGAAGGGGTGCTTGATGTCGTAGGCCAGCACGGCACGGGCGTTTGCTTCAGTGGGGTTGGCACGATAGCGGTCAATGAGTTTTTGCATGGTCTCTCCAGTAGTGCGACATTGCACTGGTCAACCCCGTAGGGCTGACCGCTGAAATGTCAGGCGGCGAAGATTTTTGCAGTGCCGCCGTCATACCATTCGTAATTGAGGCCGTTCTTTTTCAGGATGGCGACAATGTCAGGGTGCATGAAGTCGAACTCTGCGAGTGCCCAAGTTTTGTATTCCTTGGTGTCTTTGTCGTAGTTGTCTTCACCGCTGATCACAAACCAGTCAGGCTTGTTGAACACTGGTGCGCCGATGGCTTGCAGGGCGGCGTAGGCTTTGGCGATTTGAGTCTTGGTCATGTGGTCTCTCCAGTTATGTGCAAGATGGCACTGCGAAGCCCACAGAGTGGGCTTGACGGTTGCATCTATGTCAGAGTTTTATCTAGCGTCACAGTGGACAGCTACAGGGCTAAACCCTGTCTGACTTGCTCCCTTGCGGGTATCGCCTCAGACCAACCTTAGAGCGGGCTGTCCGCTGACTGACTGTCCGGGGACAGGGTCTGGTGAGATCACCGGAGCGCTATTGCTAGTGCATGGACGAATGATACCACTAGTGTGTAAACAGGTGTCAAACAATACCCGAGTAAACCGTGTGGGTACTCCAGATGATGAGGTGCTGGGTGCTGATGGTGAGGGGGTCTACAGGGTGACTGCCAGATGGTGTGTATCTATATATGTTGGGTGCATTCTGGTGAGTTGGACTAAAAAGTACTCACATGAAACTGAGTACTTTCGTTAAGGATAAGCAAGTACTGATATTCGTTAAAACGGCCAGCAAGGGGGGTCAAATGAGAAGCTAGGGGGGTAGTGGCGGGTAAGGGTCAAAGTGGCTGGAAGGCCTGTTTAAATCGATTCTAGAGCCATGTATGTTTATACAGTTCGCGCTTACATTTGATGGTTGCAGTAGCACTGTGGTACACAAAAGAGAGGGTGTGAATAAAGCTGGGGATAAGGTGTGGACAAGGTTATCCACACTGTCCACAGGTGGCTGTGGATAACTTGACGTTATGCACAGGCTGTGGATAATGAGAACGGTGCTGTGTAAACACACAGGCTGGATGAAACTACAGGGGAACTGCGATGGATGAGACAAGGATGCCGGGACGGGCCAGCAAAAACGAACTGTTGGACGCACTGGAGGCGATGGATGAAACAGACGGCGAGGGCTGGGAGGATGAGGCAGAACTGAGCGAAGCGGAACGGTTAGCCGCTCACGCAAGCCCACCGCCTATGAGAGTAGATGGAAAGCCAAAGGGAGCAGATGCATACAGCAGACCCAAGCCATTGACAGCAAGCCAGATGGAATTCACAAAGGGCATGATCATTGGGAAAACCATGAGACAAGCCTACAGGGATGCATACCCAAACGCCAAGGGCAATGATCAGGTGATCACATCCAGTGCATACAGACTGAGCAAGGATGAACGGATACAGAAGGCACTTCAGGAAGCTTGGGGGGAGACAGTCGAGGTCTTAGCCGAAGACGTATCCGCAACCAAACGGTATGTGCTCAAAGAGCTTTTGGCACTTAGCAAGGGAGGCAAGCAAGAAGGCTCCCGTTTAAAGGCCTTGGAACTCATGGGCAGAGCCGCAGGGATGTTCCAACCACAGGCCGCAGAGACCACTGAGAAGGTCAGCGCAGAGCAGTTGCGTAAGGAACTCTCAGGTCACCTCAAGCTACTGGACAACGTGAAGCCACTCAAGGCCAAGGCCGTGTAAACGCAAGGGGAGAGGCATGGGGAAGGGCAACGGTCATCAGGGAGGGGGAACTATCACCTGTGGCTGGCAGGCGGTGCGTGTAAACGGCTGGGACGGCGACCCCACCCATCCCCCACCACCCCAAATGCTCGCTGACGGCCCCGCTCCCGCTTACGCTGTAATCCACACATCCCATCACATTCCCCAACATACCCCCATTGCTTCCAAATTCCCCACCCCCCGGGGGTATATATATTTTTCAGAATGTTCGCACGAACGTTCGTTTTGCGTTTAAACTACCGCTGTTTACACGAGGTGGCTATGCCGGAGAAACATAAATTGGTGCTGGACTTCATCAAGGCTTACATCAAGCTTCATGGTGTATCGCCGTCTTATGCTGTGATTGCCAAGGGTCTCAGCATGCGCAGTAAGTCCAACATTCACCGGATCATCCATAAATTGAAGGATGAGGGATTGGTTGCGGTGAAGCCGTACCAGTTCAACTCCATCCGGGTAATTGACCGCAGTGTTCGGGAAGTTGCTTCGCTATGATGAGCCGTAAGGAGGTGGAGGATTACCGGGCATTGATTCCTCTTGTGGATGAGGCGGAGCGTGCCAAGATCATGATGCTTCTTGAGTACGACAGAGTGGAGAAGTGCCAAGAGTCCTTCATTTATTACGCCTCCCACATGTGGCCGGGGTTTATCTCTGGGAAGCACCACCAGATCATGGCGAATGCTTTTGAGAGAGTTGCCAAGGGGCAACTCAAGAGGCTCATCATCAACATGCCTCCTCGGCACACCAAGTCTGAGTTTGCCTCCTACCTCCTGCCTGCGTGGTTCTTGGGCAGATTCCCGGAGAAAAAGATCATCCAGACTGCCCACACCGCAGAACTTGCCGTAGGCTTTGGCCGGAAGGTGAGGAACTTGGTCTCCTCTGAGGCCTTCTCCCGGGTGTTTGACACCAAACTGTCCTCTGATTCAAAGGCAGCAGGTCGCTGGAACACCCACGCAGGCGGCGACTACTTCGCTATTGGTGTCGGCGGAGCCGTCACGGGTAAGGGAGCCGACCTTCTGATCATTGATGACCCGCATTCGGAGCAGGAGGCCAAGCAAGGCAACCCCGCTGTGTATGACAACGTGTATGAGTGGTACACATCCGGCCCTCGTCAGCGTTTACAGCCCGGGGGAGCGATCATCATCGTGATGACGCGCTGGTCAAAGAGAGATTTGACTGGGCAGATTCTTAAAAATGCCTCAAAAGATGGCGTGGATGACTGGGAAGTTATAGAGTTTCCTGCGATTTTGCCCTCAGGAACCCCTTTGTGGCCCGGATTTTGGAAGAAAACGGAACTTGAAGCCATCAAGGCTGAGATTCCTGTCGCCAAATGGGAAGCGCAGTACCAACAGAACCCCACATCCGAAGAAGGCGCGATCATTAAGCGTGATCAGTGGCGCATTTGGGAGTCGGACACCGCTCCGCAGTGCGATTACATCATCCAAAGCTGGGATACCGCCTTTGAAAAGTCCAACAGGGCAGACTATTCAGCCTGCACAACGTGGGGAATCTTCGAGCACCCCGACAGCTTGGGCAATCTGAAGACCAACATCATCTGTCTGGATGCGTTTAAAGCTCGCATGGAGTTTCCTGAGCTTAAACAAAAAGCTTTTGAGATGTACAAGGAATGGGAGCCAGATACCCTGATTGTGGAGAAGAAAGCGGCAGGCGCTCCGCTGATCTATGAGCTTCGGCAGACAGGAATCTTGCTTGAGGAGTACACACCGGGCAAAGGAAGCGATAAGATTGCGCGTGTAAACGCTATCTCAGACCTTTTCGCTTCCGGAGTTGTTTGGTGTCCAGAAACCCGATGGGCAGATGAGTTGATGGAGGAGTTGGCCGCGTTCCCAAACGGCGAAAACGACGACCTTGTGGACTCAACAAGCCAAGCCTTGCTTCGATTTAGAAGAGGTGGATTCATTCAGATTGAATCTGATGAGCCCGAAGAGCAGCGTTATTTCCGGCGCAAAACCGCCTTCTATTAAGGATCGTCATGGCAACAAGCAGCATGGTTTCGTCTCTCTCCCCGGCCCCTGAGGGGATTGATTTCTCAGACATGATTCAAGATGACACCCCCGCAGTGGAGATCATCATCGAGAACCCCGACGATGTAATCATCGGCATCGACGGCATGGCAATCGACCTTATGCCAGAAGAAGAGGAGTCGTTCGAGGCCAACTTGGCAGAGTTTATGGATGAGGGTGAGCTTGAAAAGCTTGGCTCTGACTTGGTAGGAGAAGTGGAATCTGACATCTCATCTCGTAAAGAATGGGTAGAGATGTATGTGCGAGGGCTCGAGGTCCTTGGCATGAAGTATGAGGAGCGCACCGAGCCTTGGACGGGGGCCTGTGGCGTCTTCTCCACCCTCCTGACAGAAGCCGCAGTCCGCTTCCAGTCCGAGACCATCATTGAGACCTTCCCCGCTCAAGGCCCCGTCAAAACGCAGATCATTGGCGCAATCGACAAATTGAAAGAAGACGCAGCCGAGCGAGTCCGCACCGACATGAACTTCCAGTTGGTTGACGGCATGCCTGAATACCGCCCGGAGCATGAGCGCATGCTGTTCAACTTGGGTCTGGCAGGCTCCGCCTTCAAGAAGGTTTACTTCGATCCCGGCCTTGGCCGTCAGGTAGCCATCTTCTGCCCCGCCGAAGACATCGTCATCCCCTACGGCTCATCGGGTGCTCGCTCTGCCGAGCGCGTTACCCATGTGATGCGCAAGACAAAGAACGATGTCAAGAAGCTTCAGGTCGCAGGCTTCTACCGTGATGTTGAGCTGGGTGAGCCCGTCATGATCCACAACGATGTGGAGAAAAAGAAAGCCGAAGAGCAGGGCTACTCCGTCACCGAAGACGAGCGTTATCAGTTCCTTGAGATTCAAGTGGACTACGACATGCCCGGGTACGAGGACAAGGATGGCATTGCTCTTCCTTACATCGTTACCATCGACAAGGGAACCAGCAAGGTTCTGTCGGTCTACCGTAACTGGAACGAGACCGACAAGAAAAAAATCAAGCGCCAGCATTTCGTTCAGTATGACTACGTACCCGGTTTTGGCGCTTATGGTTTCGGCTACATCCACCTGATCGGCGGCTATGCCCGTGCGGGTACATCCCTGATCCGTCAGTTGGTGGACGCAGGAACTCTGTCCAACCTGCCCGGTGGCTTGAAGTCGCGTGGTCTGCGGATTAAAGGAGATGACACCCCAATCGCTCCCGGAGAATGGCGAGATGTGGACGTGCCCGGTGGCACAGTGCGTGACAACATCATGCCCCTGCCATACAAGGAGCCGTCACAAGTTCTGGCTGTTCTGCTTGACCGCATCACAGAAGAGGGCCGCCGTCTGGGCTCCATCGCTGATATGAACATCAGCGACATGAGTGCCAACTCTCCTGTCGGCACAACTCTGGCGTTGCTGGAGCGTCAACTCAAAACCATGAGCGCAGTTCAAGCCCGGGTCCACTACGCCATGAAGCAGGAATTTAAACTGCTCAAGGAAATCATCCGCGACAACACCCCAAGCGAATACGAGTACGAGCCCCAAGGCGGTGACCGCATGGCTAAGCGGGAAGACTACGACATGGTCGAGGTTATCCCGGTCAGTGATCCAAACAGCTCCACAATGGCCCAGCGGATCATGCAGTACCAAGCTGTGATTCAGTTGGCCGCGCAGGCTCCTCAAATCTATGACCTACCGCAGTTGCACCGTCAGATGATCGAGGTCTTGGGAATCAAGAACGCAGACAAGCTGGTTCCAATTGATGATGACATGAAGCCACGCGACCCAGTCAGCGAGAACATGGCATTTCTGAACGGAAAGCCCACCAAGGCGTTCATCTACCAAGACCATGACGCACACATCGCAGTCCACATGGCTTTGATGCAAGACCCCCTGATGGCCGCGCAGATTGGTCAGAACCCACAAGCGCAAAAGATGCAGGCCGAAATCATGGCCCACATCTCAGAGCACTTGGCATTTGCCTACCGCAAGAAGGTCGAAGAGCAGTTGGGCGTGCCCATGCCCAAGCCCGATGAAGACCTGCCAGAGGATGTTGAGGTTCAGTTGTCGCGTCTGGTTGCTCAAGCATCCCAGCAGGTTCTAGCTCAGAGCAAAGGTCAGGCTGCTCAGCAGCAAGCCCAGCAACAAGCCCAAGACCCACTGGTCCAAATGCAGCAACAAGAGCTGCAGATCAAGATGAAAGACGCCTCAATCAAAGAGCAAAAGGTTCAGGGCGACTTGGCTGTCCGCCAGCAAGAACTTCAGCTCAAAGCCCAAGAGGCCGCAAACCGTCAGGGCGAGAACCCGGAGGTTGCCGCAGCAAAAATGCAGCAAGAAATGATCATGGACAGACAACTGCACGAGCAAGAGATGGCTCAGCGTCAGCAGGAGTTTGAACAAAAGATGAGCCAAAAGCAACAGGAAGCATCCGCCAAGATGCAGGCTAAGCTGATGGAGCGTTTAAACAGACCGGCTGCTAAATCGCCGGAGAACTAAGAGGAAACATGGACAACCAAATTTTGGAGCTTCTCAACAAAAGAATTGAGGAGCATGTCAAAAGTCATTCAGAAGCTTTGGTGGTGGGCCAGTCGAAAGACTATGCCAACTACCGAGAGTTGTGCGGGGTCATCCGAGGTCTCCAGACCGCACAGCGTGAAATTGGCGACCTCGTGCGTAAACTGAAAGACGACAATGACGACTAACTTTGATGTTCAGGCGGTTGATCTGTCTGGCCTTCTCAACAAGACTGTTGAGGACAAGGCCACACAGATTCCAGACCCGCAAACCTACCATCTTCTGTGCATGCTCCCAGAAGCCAAGGAAGAGTACGAGGGCGGCTTACTTAAAGCCAACCAGACAATGCAGTTTGAAGAGCTGCTGTCGCCCGTGCTGTTTGTGGCAAAGATCGGGCCAGATGCATTCAAAGATGAGAAACGTTTCCCAAGCGGCCCAAGCTGCAAGGTGGGTGACTTTGTGATCGTGAGACCCAACACTGGAACGCGAATGAAGATTCACGGGACCGAGTGGCGGATCATCAACGATGACTCTGTCGAGGCTGTGGTCGAAGACCCACGCGGCATTCAGCGCGTTTAAGGAGGAACCATGGCAGAAATTGACAAAACCGAATTTACCTTCCCCGACGAGGTGGAGGAAAAGCAATCCCGCGCTGGATCAAAGGCTGTAGAGGCCGAGCCAGAAGTTGAGATTGTTGACGACACCCCCGAGGAGGACCGTGGCAGAAAGCCAATGGAAGAGCCTCCTAAGGATGTAACCGACGAAGAGCTTTCCAAGTACGACGAGGGCGTTCGTAAACGCATTCAGCACTTCACCAAGGGCTACCACGAAGAGCGTAGAGCCAAAGAGTCTGCTTTGCGGGAACGCGAAGAGGCCGTACGTCTTGCCCAGCAGGTTGTCGAAGAGAACAAAAAACTCAAAGGCAGCTTGCACCAAGGCCAGAGCGCCCTCCTCGAGCAGGCTAAAAAGGTTGTAGCCAGTGAGCTGGCGGACGCGCAGCGAGAGTTCAAGGCCGCTCACGAAAGTGGCGATTCTGACGCCTTGACTGCGGCCCAGTTGAAAATGACCTCGATTCAGATGAAAGCTGAGCGTGTAAACAATTTTCGGCCAGCACCTGTACAAGAGCAGGAAAAACAGGTACAAATACCTACCGCTGAACCAGTTCGGCCCAAACTTGATGCGAAAACTCAGGAATGGACAGATAAGAACACATGGTTTGGCAATGACGACGAGATGACCAGCTTTGCATTGGGGTTCCACAACAAGCTGGTTAAATCTGGAATTACGCCGTCATCGTCTGAATATTACGAGCGCATCGATGCTCGTATGAAACAAGTCTTTCCGGATGCGTTCGAGTCCGGGGATACTGAAGTTTTGGGGGATGCGACTCCTTCTCCAAAGAAATCGAATGTTGTTGCACCAGCAACTCGCAGCACAGCGCCTAAAAAGATCGTGCTGACAAGGACGCAGGTGGAACTCGCTAAGCGGTTGGGACTGACGAATGAGCAGTACGCCCGTGCAGTTGCGGCAGAAATGAGGAAATGAAAATGGCTAAAACAGAACTTGATAACCGCGAGCCTCGTGCTCTGCAAACGCGTGAAACAACCGAGCGTCCAAAAAAATGGATGCCACCCCAGCTTTTGCCCGATCCGACACCGGAAGAGGGTTACGCTTATCGCTGGATTCGGATTGCCACGCTTGGCAAGGCTGATGCCATGAACGCTTCCGGCAAATGGCGAGAGGGCTGGGAGCCCGTTAAAGCATCAGATCATCCTGAGATTCGCTTGTTTAATAGTGGGCAAAACCACTACCCCGACAGCATCGAAGTTGGTGGCTTGTTGCTTTGCAAAACACCTGTGGAGTTCACCGAGCAGCGGAACGCGTATTACGCCCAACAGGCAGATGCGCAGATGCAATCAGTGGATAACACCTACATGCGAGAGAACGACCCGCGTATGCCGCTTTTCAAAGAGCGCAGCACAAAGGTCACTTTCGGTAAAGGCATTTAATTTTTTTGGAGTCCAAACATGGCTTACCCCACCGTTTCGGCACCCTTCGGCCTGCAAGCAATCAATCGTATTGATGGCATGCCGTACGCAGGTGCAATTCGTCAGATTCCCGTAGCTGCTGGCTTCGGCACTGCCATCTTTGATGGCGATACCGTTGTAATCAACAGCGATGGTTTTCTCGTTAAATCCACCACAACTGACTCTGGCAACATTGTTGGCGTGTGCATGGGCGGGCAATACGTGAACTCGAGCGGTCAAACCGTTCAAGGTCAATTCATTCCCGCTTTGGCATCTACGTCCACCAATCTGGCGCTGGCCTACGTTGTTGACGACCCGATGGCTCTGTTCAAGGTTGCTGTCGTAACCTCTGGCACGACCATGGGCACCGCTGGCCGTACTGTTGTTGGTACTAACCTTGCGCTCGTCCTGAACGCTGGAAACACCACCACCGGTAATTCTGCTTTCGCCGTCACTTTGACTGGCGCTGGCACTACTGCCACCCTTCCAATCCGTGTGATCGACGTTGTGCCTGAGACAGCTACTGCTGCTGACACTTTCACCGAGTTGTTGGTGAAAATCAACACACACCAGTACAACAACACCACTGGTGTCTAAGGAGTAAATCATGGCTATTTCACGCGCACAACTGCTGAAAGAACTTCTCCCCGGCTTGAACGCTTTGTTCGGTTTGGAGTACGCTAAATACGGCGAGCAGCACAAGGAAATCTACGAGACCGAGACTTCAGAGCGTAGCTTTGAAGAGGAAGTTAAGTTGTCCGGCTTCTCCGCAGCTCCTGTCAAGAACGAAGGCGCAGCCATCGCTTATGACAATGCTCAGGAAGCTTTTACAGCTCGCTACACCCACGAAACCATCGCTTTGGGCTTCTCCATCACTGAAGAGGCCATCGAAGACAACCTGTATGACAGCTTGTCCAGCCGATACACCAAAGCTCTGGCCCGTGGTATGTCTTACACCAAGCAGGTCAAAGCCGCTGCCATCCTGAACACCGGTTTCACCGGCCCCACCTACGGTGACGGCGTGACCTTGTTCTCGACTGCGCACCCTCTGGTGTCTGGTGGCGTCAACAGCAACCGTCCTTCTACAGCAGCCGACTTGAACGAGACTTCGTTGGAAAACGCCGTCATTCAAATCGCAGCTTGGACAGACGAACGCGGCCTGCTGATTGCAGCTAAGCCTAAGAAGCTGGTGGTTCCTCCATCGCTGCAATTCGTTGCAACCCGCTTGTTGGAAACTGAACTCCGCGTCGGCACTGCTGACAACGACATCAACGCCATCAAGAACAACGGCTCCATCCCCGGTGGTTACACAGTCAACAACTTCTTGACTGACACCAACGCTTGGTTCCTGTTGACTGATGTGCCCAACGGCCTGAAGCACTTCGTTCGTTCCCCGCTGGCTAACAGCATGGACGGCGATTTCGACACAGGCAACGTGCGTTACAAGGCCCGTGAGCGTTATAGCTTCGGCGTCTCTGACCCACTGGGCGTGTTCGGTTCCCCCGGCGCTTAATCCTTCGGGATTATTTGAGAAGGCCCCCTTGTGGGGCCTTTTCTTTTGCTGTATATTTGTTTAAACCCGGACTATCCGGCGTTCCTGACGGCTCCGGGCCGACGACATGCAGACAGGACGCCTCAACTCGCATGTGAGGAATCATCATGGCTCTGACTACTTTCCAAGGCCCAGTCCGTTCATTGGCTGGCTTTATTACCCAAGGCCCAGCTTCTATTGTCAATCTGGCTAACGGCACCAATACCGTGACTCTGGATGTGGCTTCGTACGCTGGCAAGACCATTCGTACCAATGACGCTACGCTGGTCATCACACTACCTACCATCAATGCCACAGCCAATCCTGTGACATCTGGTCCCGGCCAAGACCCAAGCACCTCTAACAACGTGGGTACAAGCTACACGTTTGTCATTGAGACTGCTGCCACTGCCGTGGCTATCAAGACCAACGGCACTGACAAGTTTGTTGGCTCCATTATCATGGTTGACACCGACAGCTCTGGCGCAGTGACGGCTTTTGCCCCCGGCGCAACCAACGATGTCATCAACTTGGACGGCTCGACCACTGGCGGTATTGCTGGCTCCACCATCACTGTGACTGTCTTGGCGGCTAACAAGTACATGGTCACTGGTGTTTTGCTGGCCTCTGGCTCTGTTGTCACTCCGTTTGCTGACGCTTAATCAACTCAGGGGGCTTCGGCCCCTGCTTTACAGGAGATTGATATGGGCATGCAAACTGACGTAAAACAAGGACATCTAAACCAGAGTGGGTTTTTTGTTCTTGGAAGAAACCGCGTTAAAGGCGTTTCTTTTTTTGGTGGTAGCGGGACTTTGGTTTTGTTTGATTCAACCTCAGCCCCAGTAACTTCAAGCGTTACATACGGTCGCTCTGGAACCACGGTAACAATATCCAAAACAGCTCACGGTCTT